ATCTTTCAACTACTTTATATCTATTACTTTGTTTGGTACGTCTTTTGCAAGAGGTATACGAATATCCAATAACCCGTTTCTCATGGTTGCTTGTGCTGCGGACAAGTTGTACTTTGGATCTACCTTATAAGCTAGGTTGATTGATTTTTTTGCTAATCCATTATAGATGTAGTTTGAAAAATCTATCTCTTCCGTTTGCTTGGTGTGGGTTATTATAAGGGTATTGGATTCAACACTTATCTCTACATCTTCTCTTGTTAAACCTGTACATGCTATCTCAAAAGCGAGACTGTATTCGGTGTAGAAGATGTTTATTGGATGGGGTTGTTTCGATTTGAATGCAGGTGCGAAAGGTTCGTCTGCTTTAAATCTGTTTCGATACAAAATATCGAACGGTGTTGGTGTTGGTACTATCTTATTCATTTTACTTGTTTTGTGATGCCCTAAGGTCATCTGTTTATGTAAAAGTATTGATTGCTCTAAAGTCTATCCTTCTTTTTACGGCTTATAAATAGTATGCTTTTAATTTTTAATGCCCTTCCTGCATATTGTCTGCAATTTCTGGTGGTGCTTTTAATGTTACACCTGGTAGTTCTGTTGTTGTTTCCATTATGTGACTTACAATTGGTGCAAATTCTTCTGCTCTACCTTCTTCTATGCTTACCACAATCTGATCATGAATCTGTGCTATTACGACTGCATCTATTCCCATCTTAGTTGCTTTACGGTTAATTTGTAAAGCTGCTCTGTTTACTATGGATGCTGAGTATCCTTGTAGTTGAACGTTTAAGCAGTTGTTTAAACTATTCTTATAGTCTCTGTACACTTGCATTACTTGAGCTTTTCCGTACTGTCCTTCTAAGTTCTTTCGGAACTTCCAGTCTAAGATCTTCTCTCCAAACTTATCATAGATTTTCTTAGCCTTAGGTAAGTGTCTAATTCTTCCTACCTTAGTCTTAATGTATCCATGTGCTTTAACCTGCTCTCTTGAATTCTCCATCCATTCCTGTAGTTGAGGGAATCCATTTAGATATCCGTCTACTAATTTCTTAGCTTCCTTTTGAGGTATGTTTAAAGATTTCCCTAATGCAAAGGCTCCCATTCCGTAAGGTATTCCAAGTGCATATGCTTTTGCAGTATTTCTTGCAAGTACATTTAACTTCTTTAAGAATACTGGTGATTTTTTGTCTGGGGATACTCCGTTAGGATAGTTTCTTTTATCGTCTTCTAACTTTTCTGTCTTAATTGCAATGGTAGAATAAAAATCCCATCCGTTGTTGAAAATGTCTCTTAGGTTTTGATCTTCTGTGATGGAAGCTAAAACGTGTGGCTCTAAACTTTCGTAATCGGCATCTATAAACTTTCGTCCTTTTCCTGCTATTAGAAATGCTCTAACTAAGTTAATGTATTCAACTATAATTGGTGCATCTTCTCCTTCTTCTTTTGGTTTAGGTAGTTGCTGTAAATCCGAACTATATCTTCCCGATACTGTTCCGTGCTGTTTGAAATATGCATAGTAAACTCCGTTCTCTGCTTTATCTAAAAATCTGTCAATGTATGTAGATTTGATCTTTAACAGTTTGTTATATACTCTTAAGTTCTCAGCCCATGGATAGTCCTTTGATAAGAATTCTAACATTCCCATATCAAATTGATCTTGTCCTTTCTTCGTCTGGCTCATTGCTTTAATGCCCATGTATTTGAATACGATTTCTCCTACGTGACTCTTTGACTGAATGTTAATATAGTCTCCGTCATTCTTTTCTTTCCATAAAGACATTGAGATTCTTGCCGACTCTACTTCGTCAATTAACGTTTTGTCTCCTGTTAGTAGAAATTGCTTCTGTACACTGTCTTCTAACTCCTCTATGTTCTTTGCCGTTAAAGAATACTTTCCTGATTTTTCACTTCTAGGTAGTGGTAAAGAGTATCTTGCTACTAATGTTTGTGCCCATGTTCCTTTATTGTTAACCGGATACTCTCTTAGTGCTGTATCTAGAACCCATTGCTTAGCTTCTGATGTTGCTAATAGACTCTTTAGTACGATATCTTTATTCTCTGCTAAATCCTTTTTGATTCGTAAGTGAGTAGCTGTTAGAAGTTCCATGTCTAAACTTACTCCTGCTATCTCCATTGGAATTGTTACCTCTCTGTAAATCGGCATAACTTCCTCTTTGAAAAAGAAATCAGATAAACCCTCTGCTTCTAATACCTTTAAGAAGTGAAAGCATAATCGATATGTTAAATCTGTATCTGCTGCTGCATATTTCGATAAGATGTCTAAATCTGCTTTAAACATTTCAAAGTTAGTTCTAGATGTTCCTCCACCGTTTCTTTTAATTGATTCTTTAAGTACCAATTGTTCCTCATTTGCTGCTTTACTTACATCAAGTCCAATTTCTTCTTGTACTGAGATTGCTAAAGCTTTAAGTCCGAATACTCCCATTCCTGCTCCTTCTTCTTGTACTGTGTGAACTAGTAATGCAGTGTCTACCCATAATGAAGATAGTAAATCTACTCCAAAGAAGTTTGTTGTGTATCTCATATCAAAAGATCCATTATGACAAATAAGTTTTTTACCTATAAGTAACTGTAGTACTTTTTTGGAAATATCAAAGGTGTCTACTCCTCCGATAGTCAATCTATCTAGTTTCTCTTCTTTCGTATTCCATACAAGCGATGGAAGATAGTATCCGTTCCCTGCTCTAGTTGAGACTGAGAATCCAATTATCTTTCCTGTTCTCATATTTAATGAGGTAGTCTCAGTATCGTATGCAATTACGTCTGCTCCTTGAATTACTTCAATTAACTCTTCAACCTTTTCTTTTGTATCAACTGTTACGTAGTGTTTTGCTATTTGAGTGATATCCTCTACTGCTTTTTCTGTTTGCATCTCCATATTTTTATTTCCGTTTTTACTACGTTTCTAGTCTTTTGTTGTGATTTCATGAGCCAATACCATTCTAGTATTATCCATCTGTACCCTATCTCCTTCGTTATAACTTACACTCCATCTAAATTCATTACCGTAAAGTCTAGCTGTCCTAAAGTAAACATCGTGTGGTATTTCAAAAATACGTCTATTAATTCCGTCTACAATTCTAAGTATATCGAATCCGTTTCTTTTATTTTCTCCTGCTGAATTGATTCTTAACTGAGATTTACCTAAGATATAGTTGGTATACTTTGTTTCGTATCTTATTCCTTTTAGACAAACATCATCATGTCCAACTGCATCTATGTAATAGTTTCCACTGTCTTCTGCTATCTTTCTTTCTACTATTAATGCTTGGAACTTTTGTTCATCTAATAGTATATCCAAACCACCATCCATTAGGTAGTTTTTTAAATCTTCTTTTCCGTATGTGTATTTCATATAACCTTTATTTTTTATAAAGATACGAATGTTATACGTAAGAGGCAACTTTATCTCTAATATTCTCCGTAAAGATCTAAAGGTTCTGGTTCTTTTTCTATAATCTCTTCTTGTGTGATTATGTAAAGGTTTCCAGCTAACGGATCTAATTTGTAAGATCCTTTCCATTTTGAAGTTCTCATGTATGAAGTCAAAGTGGGAACTAAGCCTTCTATTAGCTCGTTCCCTCCTTCTATTCTCCAATTGTCTCCAGGTGGCACTCTCTGTGCTATAAGCTTGTAGACATCTTTCTGCATTACTGTCTAAGTGTTTTTTGAATCCTTAAATCAGTATCTATGAAGAAGTCTGGAATTAACTTATTATGTGTTGCTCTAATCGGATTAATATCCAATCCTCCACGTCTAGTATATAAACAAGCTACCATTAATTCTTCTGGCTTGTATGCTTGTGATAGATGTGTGAATACCATTTCTGCAATCTCTTCGTGGAAGTGAGATACTGTTCTGTGTGATACAATATACTTTGCTAAGGATTCTAATGTTGGTGTGTTATTTCCTCTAATTGAAATAAAAATGTTACCCCAATCTGGCTGGTTTGTAACTCTACAGTTAGACCTTAGTAGGTTTGAACTTACTCTTAATGTTTTAGATTCTCCGTCTTTAGTTGGTGTTCCTTCTAATTGATTAATGTCTGATTTGAATGCTGTGAAATCTACTTGATCTAAATCGATTAATGTCTCGATGTCTGGGAATCCTTTAAATGCACATGCTTCTGTATCTTCGTTAGTGTACATAGAAACTACTACATCTGTTTCAAGTAATTCTTTTAAATCCTTTTTAACCATAGTTTCAATTCCTTCTATACATTCCTTAATAGTGGTACCTATTTTTGTCATGTTAAATGAATTCAAGTATAGTTTTATCGATTTTGACTCTACGTGGTTGATTGAGCTTGATGAGTATACAATTTTAAGCATTCCTGATACAGGTAATCCTTTTTCTGTGATTGCTGATACTTCGTATGCGTTCCAAGTGTCTACTCCTACAAACGGTAAATCGTCTTGTTTGATTCCGTAATCTTCTCTGTTGAAATGTCTAGGAATGCTTACTAATAAGCTTGGATCATATTGATCGCTATATCCCGCTCCACCTGCTTGTCCTAGATGATGCGATGCTAATTCTTCTACGCTTTGCTGGTTTGTCTTCTTTTCCATATTATCTATTTGTTTATTGTTTATTTTTGTTACTTTGATAAGTATTCTGTTATTTGTTCAACTCTTTGTAATGGAGATCCTGTTACTGTTAGAAAGTCTCTACCTGTTCCTAATAATGTTCTTTGGAACTCTGTATCTATGTCTCTTCTCCATTCTTCGTTAACACTTCTTATTCCATCGTCTACTGATGTGAATTCGATTGGAAAGTAGATGAAGTGTGTGTATTCCTTTGATACCCTTTTCCAAGTGTCCTCTATGTAGTTATACGTCTTAGAGTCTATTTGATCCATAAACTTAGAATACACTACTACGTCCATATAACACCTGTCTAAGATAAGGTCATGAGGTCTAAGTAATGCTTCTAAATGAAATGAAGAAATAGCTAATTGGGTAGCGTCTGTTCCGTTTTCGTTAATACTAAATCCATAGGACTTTACAGTCCTTGTTGACTCGTTTACGAAATCATACCCAGATACTTTGTTCTTAAGTAATTCGTACACTGTAGTTTTTCCTGTACTACTTGAACCAACCAATGCTACTCTCTTCTTAATCATATGTGTTTATTTTATTTTTATAAAGATACGAAATACTTTTTAATATTCCAAATAACTTTTAAAGAATTTTATCCAAAGGTTTAATGAAGTATCTTTTAGTGTGTTGTATAGTTGATCTAAATCTTTAATTCCTTCAGTTTTAAATCTACTCACTTCTAATATTTCTCCTTCGTCTACACCTGCTGTTACTTTATGAATCACACTTCCTGCTTCTTTCATGTGACCGTTTTTAATATAGTTCCATGCTTTAACTTGAGGATCTTTTCCTTTTAAACATTGGTACTCGTCTATGAGTCCTGGATGTCCATTGTAGATGTTTCCTATTTGACATATTGAAGGTGGTACGATTCTTAACCATCCGTGAAGGGTTACTAAATCTCCCATTATATAGTCTTTAGCAGTCGGAGTATTAGGAAGTATTACAAGTTTTCCACTTGCAACCACTCTCTTATCTAAAACTCTTAAGGATATTGGCCGTTGATTTGTTACAATCTTATCCGGCCAATGTCCTAATGCTTCTGCAATATCTGCAATTTCTGATCCCGTTTGTGAGAAGTAGCTGATATGTTTCATATTACTTTTGTTCAAAGTTTGGGTTGTTCCAATATTTGTTGAATTCTGAAACATTAAACTGAATGTCTTTTAGTTGTGATATTGAAACATTTGAGTTTATTAGTGTGAATAGTTTTTGAGATTCTTTAGTATAGAGTCCAAAGTTAGGTTCGTATCTAATTCCTTTGATTCCATGTACTACAGGGTTTGAAGTATCCATTGAATATATCCAATCATATTGCGAATAAAACTTCCCTTCTGCCGGTAATGAACTTCCTAGCAAATGGTGAGGTGTATTTTCGTTTATAATACCGTCTTTAACTAAATCTCCAAGTAACTTAACACGTCCTAGCATCCAACTAACGTACTTGTTAGGGTGCGGAAAAGATTGGGTATAATACGAATAGTCGAATGATATTGCAATCATGTCTACTTTCGCTATCTTGTCCATGTAAACATAACATGCTACTATTTCTTCGTATGTCTTTCCTTGAACTACTCCAATTTTCTTTCCAGGTAGATCTGTGTAAGTCTTGTTCCAATCCACCATCTGGTTTTTTGTCTTCTGTCCGTCTTCTAATACATCTGGAACTATATACCATGTTGGTTTTAATTTCTTAACCCAATATGCAAAGTCCTCTGCATTAAATGCTTCCTCTAATTCAAAGATTGAATTGTCTAAAATCACTTCTCTTCCGTCTTTAATTGCATCTTCGAATAACTTATAGTATTCCGGATCCTCCTCAAAGAGATGTACAAGCGCATAATCCCCGTCTGTAATCTTCTGCACTGCCTTT